TGACAACATTTTTGATTCCGGATAGAGCATTAGAAACTACCCGAATACCGAGCGTCGCCAATCCACCACCAAAAACAAGGGTTGTGATTTTCATTTCACTACCCTCACCATATCAATCCCGTATCTAGCTTCAATAGATTCCAAATCACATAAGACGTCCTTCTTGATTGAATCCTCGATAAAAATGAAAATCTTATGCATGACTTTTTTATCTTCTATTTCAATATCAGGGATGACAAACTCATCATCAATTGAAAAATCGTTCCCTTTTACGATGTCATCCCAATCAATTTCAATCCCCGGGATTTCTTGAGGAGAAGAAAAAGACTCCAATAGTTCTTTGATTTTTTTGTCGTCTTCTATAGACAATTTAGCGGTCTTGTTATCTGCCAACAAGAGCGCTTTTTGTTGATCGTCCGTTAAATCATTCCGTTCTAATACATCAATCTGCGTCCACCCACTCCGTTTCGCGGCCTCGACTAAAACATGCCCTGCTAAGATAACACCATTACAAACAACTACATTTCGAAATTGTCCGAATTGAGATAACGATTTTTGCAAGGCTATCAATTGCTCTTCAGGATGCTTATTATAGTTCAATGGATGAGGGATCAATTTTTCTATGTCAACCCGTTTTAATTTCATCGTTGCCTCTGCCGGTAGAGTTTTTGTAGCTCTCTATAGGATTCTGTTTCGAGCTTTGCCCCATCCGTAATTGCTTTAGTGGCCTGCTGAATAAGCTTTGTCAATTCATCTGTTATGACAGACGTCTGAGCTTCTTTCAAATACTGAGCCCCTTGATTTTGCAAAACGAGTGCCATCTTTATGTGCTTTTCACACGCCTCAACAGCTCTTTCCCAAATTTCTTTTCTATCAAAGCTCACTTCTTCATTCCTCCAAGTGTGCATATACTACCAAGGACTCCAAAAACACATGCTCCGCGTTTTCTCTTGCCACTTCGAATAAGCCGAAGATCCCAGATCTCCCGAAATGCCGTGATAAAGACATCGACTATCGCACCCATCCAAAAAATTCTAAAAACGCTGCATGGGCATCATTAATGATACCACCATCTTTACCAAGTTGAACTAGAATATCAATTTGCATCTCAGCATACTCACGACCACGTGGAGGCACTAGATAACTACGCAGTGATTCGGCAGCCGCGTGCGCTGTGTTACAATTTCGCATATACGACCAGTACGCAACAAGACCTACAGCCTTCGCCTCCGCTTCCATTTCCGCGCGAAAATAGGGATTAGCAACATAGCGCCCACCAAAATCACGTTCACGTCGCCATTGCACAACATGTGTAGACTCCTCGGCAATAATTGCGATTTGCTGTGTCCAATCAGCAGCTTTTCCAGATCCTGGTTTAAAATTCAAAAAAATTGTATTACGATAGGTGATTGTATGGTTCTGTCTATATGCTTTCAAATCAAATCCCGGTTGTCCTTCTAACAATGCTCGTGTATTAAGCGATTTCTCATTCAGATTGACAATCTCGATGCCGTAGCGTTTTCTCAAAAAATCCATATACCTAAAAATTTCATCCGGGAATGGATAACGCACAGGGTTTCGGTTTATATCAGTATGATCTATTTCACAGTAACCATCCGAACAACTCCATCCGTCCCCCTGTGCACAGTTCGCTATTTTTCGATCCTGCTTAACGGGTGAGCAGACAAATACGTCTTCACCCTCACACCAATTAGTGAGGGGTTCACAATCGCCACAACCAATTAATAACAACAACGAAACCAAAATAAACTTGCCCATTTTTCTCCTCCTATACCATGTGATCTTCTTCCGGCAGCGGCAGCCCTGCATATTCCAACAGTTTGCGCTGTAATGCGGGATCATCCACTGGCAATTGACCAGCTGCCGCTAATTGCTGCACATAAGTCCCTATCTCACCAAGAGGTGGCGTCTCCACGTCCCCATGGACTAGATAGGGCCAGTATTGCGATGGAACACTATTTATAAGCATCAAAGGCCCAACTGCGTGTTTTGTAATAGTATCCGCGATATTGTCCATAAGCGAGCCAAGTGCGGTACTAAAAATATTTGTTTGGCTCGAAGCCAATGCGAATGATCCAACAGAATCCATTCCCAATTGCAAAAACTGCGCAAGTACAGATTGCAGTATGTTATTTCGATACCCAGCCTTAACGGCTACAGTATCTATCTGACGAGACCCGCCTGAAGAAAGTAAACGGAATCGATAACCCGTAGAAACCTCTGTCTGCAACTGTTGATTGAATTCTCTTTCCGCAGGGAGCATGATATAACTCTGTTCATCGCGTTTTATTCGAGCCATCATCTGCGCTAATTCCGTGCGCAAAGTCCGCTCCGTGCCACTTGCGCTCGGGTTCATTATTCTGCTCGGTACTTCCAGCACAGGAAGACCAGCTAAATCGCGCTCTATGCCTATTGCCTCAATTTCCTGAATGCCTTTTAAAAACCAGTAATCAACAACAGCATTACGAAGAAGACTGCGACCCTCTGGATTGTCTTTGTAAAGTTTTGTCCGAAACAAAATTGATTTGGCAAATGGTACAAAAGCCTCTGATCCCGAACTATGATCCACTTGATGCATGCCCAGGAGCTCACCACGACCATCTTCCGAACTGAATTGCCAACGCTCTAGCGTGTCCTGTGCACGAAGCGCAAATTTTCCCCATCCAATTTTGCCGTCCGCGAATTTACTAGAAAGGCGATCATCTTTCTGATCCCCCTGCCGCAGTTTATATACAATTTCAAAATAAGCCCAGCCGTAAACGAGCATAGATAAAATTTCATCCATCTTCACAGATAACGGTACATCCATGTCCTCCAGACATTCCTGTACGAACGCCGCCCATTCCTGTGAGTTTTTGTCTCTACTATCGGCAGGCTCCACTCGCCATTCCACCTGTTTAACTAATGATTCGATCAGATAGAGAAACGCTCCGATTGCGGAAGAATTATCAGACATTTCTCTATAGATTTTTGGACCGAAATCTCCCTTCAGTTTTGGATGCCACTCTTCATTTATTTGTCCATCGCTCTGCTGCAATCCAGATATACCAACAGATTTCATTATTTGTATGTCGTTGTTCATCGCAATCCCATTGTGGCGTGAATCCAGGGATTCTCCTGGGTCCCAGAGGTTAAAGATAGATTAATCTCCGCAAATATTTCATTTCGATAAAGTCGTTTGAGTGCTTGACTAGTGGCGTCAATTTCGTCATCCGCGTCAGAGCTCGGGTAAGAGGTCAATCTGCGCATGTAATCCCCCACCCAATTGTTCAGCGAATCATCCGGCACGTAGACACAATGCGATTCGAACGCACCCGAGACCGATATTAGTCGCATGTTTTTATCACCCGTGGGATTTTCTTTGAGCAAACCAGGCACCTTGCCCTTGAGTGCATCGAGTATCATCGGCCCAGACGCTTTATTTTCGACCAGGGTGTCCACTGCCTCAGGCCAACGCGCACGCATAATAGACATTTGCTCTAGCGTCCCGGCGAGGCTCCATTTACCGCGCACTTGATCGACAAGATAAATATCAGGCCCGAACACGCCCCACACCTGCCCAACGACCCAAGAAGTAGATTCCTCTTTGAACGTCGTATCCCAGGATTGTAGCCACCGGTCAAATCGGGGAGGTAGCTGTTTCCAACGCTGCACATCGGACCGCATAATTATGCGCCCTTCTGGCGGCGATGGCCGCTGCTGATACATGCCGTTGAACATGTACGAGCCCATCAATTTTTTCTGGGCATCGATCATTTTTTCGTCGAACCTAGCAGGGCAGAGTGCCTCGCCTGGAGATCTCCCGATAGGGTCGTTCTCGTCCGCCAGTGCTGGGATTGTAAAGACTTCCCACTGGCCGTCCGTGTCGTTGCGCATAAGCTGCCCCGCAAGGTCGTTCTCGGCCCACCGCGTGAGCATAACCACAATAGAAGCCCCCGGCTCCGAGCGCGTGCCGAAAGTAGATGTAAAACAGTTCCAAACGCGGGCCTGATAGGTTGCTGAGTTTGCTTCTTCCCAGTTTTTGTGTGGGTCGTC